GATCTGGCCGTGTACCGCGCCGCCGTGGCAGAGCGGGACCTGCGAGAGGCCCGCCGCAAGACCCAGGAACAGCGCCAGCAGCGCCGTGAGGCAGAGGCGACCAGACGCAAGAACGCCCGCACCCTGGCCATGCTGGCCGTGCTGGTGGCCCTGGCGGTGGCCCTCCTGGCGCTGATCGGCTGCCGCGTTTCTGCTGCCGAGCGGGACAAGCAGGCCGCCGCTGCCCCCTCTGCCTCTGCCGCCCCCACCGTGACCGTGTGCGACCCGGTGGCCGTGCTGGACTTCCTGGCGGCCACCACGGTGCCGGAGGAGGGCGAGGACCCTATGGAGGCGGAGAAAATCGAGGAGGCCCTGCTGGCCCAGGGTTATTTCTCCCTGGCGGTCCCCATGCCCTTTGAATATCAGGACTATATGAGGACCTACTGCGCGGCCTACGGTTGCCCCTATCCCCTGGCCCTGGCGGTGGCAGAGGTGGAAAGCCACTTTGACATGGACGCGGTGGGCGCCGCTGGCGAGGTGGGGATCATGCAGTTAAACCCCGGCCCCGGCGGATCCTACCACGCGGAAATCCAGGCCGCCACCGACCTGGACCCCACCACCCCGTCCGGGAATATCGCCGGCGGGTGCTATAAGCTGGGCCAATACATGGCACAGTTTCAGGACGCGGGCAAGGCGGCCATGGCCTACAACATGGGCCGATCCGGAGCCATGGAGGCGTGGGCGGCGGGTATCACCTCCACCGACTACTCCGACGCCGTACTGGCAGCCATGGAGGACTGGGAATGTACCGTGAACGCATGGAACGGCCAGTAAGGACCGGCATGGAATACCGCGCCCGACGTTCGCCGGCGGAGCGGACAAGGCTGGAACGCTGGCAAACTCCGGGGCTGGCCAAGGTGGTCCACCCCACGCGGGGCACCGTCGTGGTGCCGCACCGCTCCAACCTGGCCGCATTGATGAACGCGGCGGAGGTGTGGGGGTGCAGCTGGATGGAGATCCGGGACGCCAAGGTGTGGGCGGCGGATCCGGGCGCGGTGCCTGTCCCTATGCCACACATTATATAAAAGGAGGAACGGCAAATGTTGATCAATGAGGCCGGGCTGGTCCGGGCCATCAAAAGAGCATACAAACACGGCGGTTATGTGGTGGCCAACCTGGGGGACGCCGTGGCCATCTACACGGAAAACTGGTACATACAGGCCAACCGCGCCCTGTTCTCCCGCAAGGCGCTGGCCACCATCGTGGAACACATGGGCATGATCCCGGAGAAGAACGTGCCCACCTCTATCCTGAAAGACGAAGATCCCCAGCTGGTATTAAAGGAGGTTGCCACCGACGATATGAGCCACTGGCGCGGCGGCCAGCGCGGCGAGGAGGTCACCCTGGTGCCTGTGATCATGCAGGGTTACCAGATATTCCAGCCGCCCGGCGGCGGGTCCTGCTGGGGCGTCCCTCTGTATCTGCTGGACATGATCGAGCGGGACGCGGCGGAACATACCGGCGCCGACGTGGTAGACGAGGACCGCCTGCTGTGGGAGGCGGACGGTGAGGCCATCGTGATCGACACCGTGAGAAAAGCCCGGTCAAGCTGGGCCAAGGAGTGGGAGCGGGCCGTGTGGAACGCCCTGGAGGGCGTGGACCTCCACAAAGAGGAGGCCGGGGCGTGAATAACTTTGAAAGGATCACGGCCTCCCCGGAGGCCCTGGGGGCTTTCCTGGCCTCCCTCCCCGTCCTACAAGGCCCATGGGACGACGCTTTCCACCGGGCGTTCTGTGACACCTGCGACGCGGAGAACTGCGACGCTGAAAACTGCGCCCACCCGACGGAGCGGGACAACCCGACCTGGTGGCTGAAACTGGCCTATACCGGATCTGGCCCAGTCAGAACCGACAGCCCCAACCCATACAAGCGACAGGCCGCCGATCTGCGCCTGGAGGCTATGCACCAGCGAAACAGGTTTGGCCGGCACCTGCTGGCCACGGAGCTGGAGGAGGCGGCGACCAGCATTGAGGACCTGGCCGCCAGACTGGAGGCGGAAAACAATGGCTGACATGACCGTGACCGTGACCATGACGGCGGAGGAGTTTGTGGAGTTCCTGGAATGGAAAAAGGACCGCGCTGTGTATTCTGCCCAGCTGGTGAAAATGCGGCGCCTGCCAGAGGTCATATACAAGAAACTGGAATACGCCCTGGAGCCTGACCCCAAAAAGGCGGGGAAATTCAAGATCACCGATCACGAACACCTGGCAGACCTGTGGGACATGGCCGGGGAATTTTTCGACAAATAAAAGAAAACCACCTGCGCCTGGTGCTGACAACACGGCGCAGGTGGCAATATAAGCGACGGGAAACCCGCCTGGGATATACATATTATAACACTAT